CGGTGCTGTCGACTCGGTGAACGGTGAGACCGGCGTCGTCGTCCTCGACGCCGCGGACGTCGGCGCGGATCCGGCGGGAACCGCCGCGGGTCTGGTCGATGATCTGTCTGGTGTGACGGATGCTGCGACGGCGCGGTCGAATCTTGGGTTGGGTGCGCTTGCGACGTTGTCGTCGGTGTCGTCGGCGGAGATCGTCGATGGCACGATCGTGAACGCTGACATTGGGGCGGGGGCTGCGATTGCGTTGTCGAAGCTGGCGGTTGATCCGCTGGCTCGGGCGAATCACACGGGGACACAGGCGCAGTCGACGGTGACGAACCTTGTCAGTGATTTGGCGGGGAAGGCTGCGACGGTGCACACGCACAGTGGGGCCGACCTGACGTCGGGGACGGTGGGGTCGGCACGGTTGGGCACGGGCACCGCAGACTCGTCCACGTTCTTGCGTGGTGACGGGACGTGGGCTGCTCCTGCCGCTGGCGACAGCGGCTACTCCCGTTCGTTTCTCCTCGGAGGTATGTGATGGCAACAACCCGCAAGGTACTCGGCCAGGCGGCCCCGGCGGCAGTGACCGCCACCGACATGTACACGGCCCCGGCGTCCACGTCGGCAGTGTGCTCGACGCTCGTGATCGCAAACCGTGGCACGGACGCGGCGACATTTCGTGTGGCGGTCCGCCCCGGCGGGGAGACACTCGCCAACAAGCACTACATCTACTACGGGGTGCAGTTGCAGACCGGGGACAGCTTCGCGGCGACGATCGGCCTGACGTTGGCATCGGGTGACGTGGTGACGGTGCGGGCGTCTACCGCTGACTGCTCGTTTTCGTTGTTCGGCGAGGAGACGACGTGACTCACGGGGTGCTCGCGCCGCAACGGTCGATGTTCACGTCGCGTCGCACCGTCAACGGGTCCCGGTTGTCACCGTCACCGTCACCGTGGGTGCGTCCCGCCGACTGGTTGCCGATCACCCCACCAGTGCCGTCGGATAAGCGGATAGTCGGGCTGCACGCAGTGCAGAACGGTGGGTCGAATTTCGTGCGTGTGACCTGCCGGGGGGCGTACCGGGTGGATTGGGGCGACGGCGCCGGGTGGGTGAACTATGCGGACAACACGCCAGCGGAAAAGAACCTCTCGTGGGGTGACTATTCGTCGGGAACGTTGACCGCTGCGGGGTACCGGCAAGCGATCATCATGGTCGAAGCGCAAGCAGGTCAGAACCTGACACAGGTGTATTTGAACGAGCGGCATTCGGCGTCGTCGCAGACGTACGGGACCGGCTGGCTGGACGTAGCGATCGCTTCGTCTTCAACTGTCGATCTGCGTATCACAGGGTTCAGCGGGGTCACGCACCCGATGTTGGAACGGTTCACTTGTGACGCCTCCCTCACTTCCGTGGGGCCGTCTTTCTCGCAGAGTTATGCGCTGCGGAGCGTTTCGCTCGATACGAGTTCAGTCACCAACTTCACCGCCATGTTCCAGAACTGCTCCTCGTTGCAGACGGTTCCGGCGTTGAACACCGCCGCGGGCACCAACTTCACTAGCATGTTCTACAGCTGCTCCTCGTTGCAGACGGTTCCGTTGTTGAACACCGCTGCGGGCACCAACTTCACGAACATGTTCCAGAACTGCTCCTCGTTGCAGACGGTTCCGTCGTTGAACACCGCTGCGGGCACCAACTTCACGAACATGTTCCAGTACTGCTACTCGTTGCAGCAGTCCGATATCACCGGCACCAAATATACAATCAGCTACGCGTCAGCGAACCTATCCGCCGCAGCACTCAACAACATTTACACCAAACTCGGAACAGCAGCCGGAGCACAAACAATCACCGTAACGTCCAACTGGGGGACTGCAGGAGACGACCCGACGATAGCGACGGCCAAAGGCTGGACCGTGGCAGGAAGCTGAGGGACCATGTTCGTGCAACGAGACCAAACCGGAACAGTCATCGGATGGGGACCAACCGTCCGCACCCCCGACGGCACCCTGTGGGTTGATCCGGCATCACCGCCACCAGGGTGGGTGTGGGACCCAGCATTCACACCCGAACCCGACCCGGAACCCGCCGTTGGTCTTGCGGCTCAGGTGGAGACACTGACAGCGCAAGTCGGTGCCCTTATCGACGCCCAAGCCGGTGTCGACCCAGCCGTGATGGCCCAGTTGGTGACGTTGGGTGCGACGTTGGTTGGGTCGGCGGACCAACTGCAGTCGGCGCTCACGGCGGTGTCGGGGTCGAACACGGCGAAAGCCCCGTTGCAGATTGTGAACGCTGCGGTCCAAGCAGCAGCAGACACGTGACGGTCACGACGTTCTCGTTCACGACCGGGGCGACTGTGTCGTCGTGGACGGTGCCGAATCACACCGGCCTGGTGACGATCACAGCAATCGGCGGCGGCGGCGGCACGTCAGTCGGGTACGCGGTCGGCGGCAACGGTGCCAGCCTCGCTGGCACATGCACACTCACCCCCGGCACCGTCCTCACGATCATCGAAGGCGGGCACGGTGGCGACTCATGGAACGAACCTGGCGGTGCCCGCCGTGGTGGTGCCGGAGGCGGCGCGACCGGATGGAAAGGCGGCAACGGCGGTGACGGCACCGGGTCATGGATCATCCCAAACGGGTGGCAAGCCGGTGGCGGTGGTGGCGGCGCGTCCGCGGTCGACACACCGGGCGGGGTGCTGATCGTCGCGGGTGGTGGCGGCGGCGGTGGCAACTCCGGGTTCGGGTCAGGTGACATCGGCTACGCCGCCGGTGTCGGCACGCTTGTCGCGTCCGGGCATGTCGGCGCGACGGGCGGCACCCGTGGCGGAGGTGGTGGTGGCGGGATGCTCGGCGGCACCCCACGATCCGGTGGCAGCAACTTCGTCGACACGGCCCGCATGACGTCGATTGCACCCCCCGGCTTCGGGGCCGCAGGCGTCACGATCACCCTCGACTACACCGGCCCATGGGTGCCGCCTCCGCCTGCCGGTTGGTCCGTCGGGTTCCTCAAGTTCTAACGCTGCGGACATCGACCCGACACCAGCGCCGGCCAGGAGAACAGGAGCACCCGTTGACCGCCACTCTCGCTGCACGCGTCGCCGAGCAGCTCCCATCGAACGACGGACGCGTCATCGTCATCGTCGCGGTCCTCGGAGCGGTCGCCACCGTCGGCGCCGCGTGGGCGCAGGGCGCCGCGACGCGCCGGCAGGCGACCGCCGCGAACGAGAAGGCGGAGAAGGCCCATCGGCTCGCTGCGACCGTCGCCGACTCCGTCGGCCCGAAGAACGGGCACGGCACCGTGCAGGACGCGACCGGCGTCCTGATCGACGAGTTCCGCGAGTGGCGCGAGGAGATCAGTTCCGAACTGCACGCGACCCGCACGACCGTCGAGATGCTCGTCACGTCGGCCAGCACCGTCAACGACCGGCTGAAGGACCACGACCGCGAGCACGCCGACCACCGGCGCCGCGACCGTGCCCACGACAAGAGGATCCTCGAGCTCGACGCCCGACTGCGGGAACGGCCAGCGCCGTGACCCGCCCGGATCCGGAGTCGTGTGTGCACGAGTGGCGGATCCGGTTCGGGCGGATCGGCGCGTTCCGCCGCTGGGCGCGGTGCCGGCGTTGCGGCGCGTACCGGCCCGCCACCACCACCAGGAGGAACCCGTGACCGCCTTCCGTGTCCCGAACAAGAACACCGCCGAGATGGTCTGGGTCCGTGCCCCGATCAGCTCAGCGAAGTGGCTCGTCCACCGCGAGCTCGCACCCATCCTGCAGCACATCGTCACCACGGCCGAGCAGCGCGGCTACCTGTTCGACCACGGCCCGGGCGACGTCGACGACGACTGGGGCTACGCCTACCGCAAGATCGCCGGCTCGAACGTGTGGTCCAACCACTCCGGCGGGACCGCGGTGGACATCGACGCCCAGGAGTACCCGCAAGGCCAGCTCCGCCGCCAGCCCCCATCGTGGCTGATCTTCCTGTTCGCCCAGTGGGGCTGGTCCTACGGCGGCGAGTTCGGCAACCCCGACCCGATGCATTTCGAGTTCCGCGGCACGGTCGAGAAGGCCCGGCAGCTCGTGGCGATGCTCGCCGCGTCGCACATCAAGAACGTCCCCGTCCCCGTGCCTGTCGGCACCCCATCCCCCGCCTTCAAGGAGCGCGTCATGTACCTCCGCAACAAGAACACCGGCGAGATTTTCGCCGTCGGCGCCGCGACCTTCACGCTGCTGTCCGGTTCCGAATGGGCTGAGCGTGTGAAGTCCGAAGGCGCCCAGGCGTGGGACTGCGAACCGCTCACGATCTACGCCCGCACCGTCGGCTCTGGTCGGAGGCGCGTCTGATGCCGCCGCCGTACAGCTACACGCCGTGGGAATCGTTCGTGCAGTGGATCACCGGCGGCAACGTCCAACTGTGGAAGTGCCCGCCGATCGACAAGGTGCAGGGCCGGTTCGTCGACCAGCGGAAGGCGACCACCGGACGCCCGTTCGAGTGGGCACCCGAGCTGCGCAACGCCCGACTCACCATCGGAGCCACCACGACCCCGTGGGACAAGTCGATCACCGGCATCCCCGTGCAGCGCGTCGCGCCGAACGCACCGACACAGACCGTCACCGTGAACAACACGTACATGGGCACGGTCCGCCAGGTGCAGGTGCCCCGCCCGCCGGGTGGGTTCTGGGTGGAGGGCAACCCGAACCAGTTCGGCGCGTGGGACGCGCACGTGATCGTCGTGTGCGTCGAGACCGGCGAGGCGTGGGAGCTGATCGGGTTCACCGAAGCGACGTCGATGGCGCTCGCGGCTGGGCACTGGCGCAACGGAGCGCTCGTCGACGGCGAGCCGGTGTGCGCAGCGAACGTGCAGATGTCGACGCTGCTCTCGGCGCCAGGTGACCCGTCACACCGACGCGGCCTCGTCCTCACGAACTACGTCGGCGCGGATGGCGACAAGAAGCCCGGCTTCGGGTGGCCCGCTTGCGGTGACCTGCTCCGCCTCACCGAAGCGGCGTGGAAGGCGAAGCGGCTCGCAGCGAACGCTGAGCAGCTCGTCCTCATCGACGACCTGCGCGACGGCGCCCAGATCTACGACCGGGGCGGCGTCGCCGGGCTCGGCTGCGTCGCCGGCGCCGACTGGGCACGGTCGACGCTCCCGAAGATTCCGCTCGTTCACGGCGACTTCGAACTGGCCCCATGACCTCGTACTACATCCCCCGCCAACCCAAGGAGAACCCCGACATGAACGAAGCAACCCGTGCATGGATCTACCGCATCCTCGTCGCTGCCGTCCCCGTCCTGATCGCCTACGGCGTCCTCGACGAAGCGACCGCAGCGGTCTGGGTCGGTCTCGCCGCTGCCGTCCTCGGCATCGGTCTGGCGGTCGGCAACACGTCGACCAAGCCCGGCTGACATACTCGGCACCGCGACTACAGGTGTGCTCCGAGCCCCGCCGCCCTTCACGGGTGGCGGGGCTCTTGCGCGTGCGGGGTCAGCCGCCGACGAGGTGAGGTGCAGAAAGTTCACATGGGTACTTGACCTCGGGGTGCGTCATGTGAAGAATGCTCCACATGACGCAAAGCGAACGACTCACCTCGGGTCAGATCGCCGCCGAGCTGGGCGTGCACCGCACGACGGTCAACTACTGGCACGACACCGGCAAGCTCGTGCCGATCGACGAGATCAACGGAACCCGCATCTACTCGCGCACATCCGTCGAGCGCCTTCGGACCGAGCGGGCTGCCGCCACCGAGGCGGCGTCGTGACCGTCGTCGACATCGTCTGCGTCTTCATCTTCGCGGCGATCGCCCTGTGGGCTCGCAGACACCCACCGCCCTGACCGCCCACTCCCTCCACCCGGAGGGCTCGTCGGATCCCCGCTCCCCCTGCTCCCCAGCGGCGAGGTCGAGCGGGGGTCCGACCGGCCGCCCCGGCACCCTTGCGCCTCTCCCTCGCCCGATGGGCCGGGGCGGCCGACACCCCGAACACAGAACAGCGCCCACCGTTCCCCGGCACGGAGAACACGGTGAGCGCCGACACCAGGAGGATAGCAAGTGCACCACTTCACCAGCATCGAGGCACTGCCGACAGTGAGGCCACAGTCCCGCACACCGAAGCCCGGCGCCGAGATGTCCGTGTTCGCCTGTGAGTCCGACACGGCCCCGATGGTGTTGCAGATCAGCGGCACCGCGGCGGAGCTCCTGGCGTTCGCCGAGGGCATCCGCGACGCCGTCCACGCCGTCGAGCTACGGCAGCTGGCCGAGTCGATGGACCCCATCCCCGAGCAGGCCGACGACACGACGGTCGCGTCGTGAGCCGCCCCACCGCCAAGCAGCTCGACCGCATGGACACCGGCTTCAAGTTCGTCGGACTCGACCTCTGCACCCACCACCCCGAAGCGAGCAGGTACCGGTACCAGCTCGACGCCTGGAACGAAGCTCCCGGCCCGATCCTCGACCACCAGGGCGAATGCCCGGCCGCACCCGGCGACGGGCTGTGCGTGGCACTCAGCGTTCCGGCCGCACAGTCCGGCGGGCAACGCCTCGGCAGCAGCGTCATGCTGCTCGTCGGCTACCTCCCGGACGACATCCTCGGCACCGATGGCTACAAGGTGCGGGTCCGGCGCCTTTACGTCCACCCGGACCCGGTCGACCCCGTGCAGCTCGTCCTGTGGGCGATCGCAGCGGACAACCTCAGGGGCGCCTACCTCGGGGGCGCCAACCTCAGGGACGCCGACCTCGGGGGCGCCTACCTCAGGGACGCCGACCTCGGGGACGCCACGGGCAACGAGTGGACGACGCTTCCGGCCGGGTACCGGGTCAACGACTCAGGTCTGATCGTTCGGGACGGTGTGTCGTGACCGCCGCCGACTGGGCACTCGTCGTCCTCGGCTTCCTCGCCGTCTCTGTCGTCGTGGCGGTGCTGGTCGGCGCTGCGATGCGCGGGACGGACCGGCCGCAACCGGAGCGCCAGAACGAGGAGGCCACGTCGTGAACGTCCTCTCTCGTCTCGCTCAGGCCGCGTGGATGATCCCCGCCGCCGGGTTCCTGGCCGTGTGGACGGTGCAGGCGTTGCGGCCGGTGCTGTCCCGGCGCCGCCTGCGGACCCGTACCCATGAGCTCGCCCCGTGGCGGCCGCTGCCGATCCGGGGCCGGCGATGAGTCGGTACCGCCAATTCCTCGAGGCGAAGGCGCCGGTGCCCGCCGAGCAGGGGACACCGATCGAAGCCGGCGACATTCACCCGATGCTGTTCCCGCACCAGCGGGCCATCGTCGAGTGGGCCGTGCGAGGCGGACGCCGAGCGATCTTCGCCGCCTTCGGCCTCGGCAAGTCGGTCATGCAGCTCGAAACGCTGCGTCTCGTCACCCCGACAGATGCCCGAGCCCTGGTCATCTGCCCGCTCGGCGTCCGCGCCGAGTTCGTTCATGACGCCGAGCTGCTCGGCATCGACATCACGTTCGTCCGGCGCACCGACGAGATCGACGGGCCCGGCATCTACATCACCAACTACGAATCCGTGCGCGACGGCAAGCTCGACGTCGGCCTGTTCACCGCCGTCTCGCTCGACGAAGCGAGCGTGCTCCGGTCGTTCGGCTCCAAGACCTACATCTCGTTCCTGCAGCTGTTCGAGCACACGCAATACCGGTTTGTGGCGACGGCGACGCCGTCACCGAACCGCTACAAGGAACTGATCCATTACGCCGGGTTCCTCGGCGTAATGGACACCGGACAGGCCCTCACACGGTTCTTCCAACGGGACAGCACCAAGGCGAACAACCTGACGCTGTACCCGCACAAGGAAGCAGAGTTCTGGCTCTGGTTGTCGAGCTGGGCAGTGTTCCTGCAGTCGCCTGCCGACCTCGGCTACCCCAACGACGGCTACCAGCTGCCCGACCTGTCGATCGAGTTCCATCAGGTCACCACCGACCCGTCACGGATCCTGAAAGAAGACCGCGACGGCCAGGGCCGCATGGCCATCGTCGAGTCGCTCGGCGTCGAGTCCGCAGCGGCGGAGAAGCGCGACACGATCGACCTTCGGGTGGCAGAGATGATGCGTCTCGTCGCCGAGCACCCCGGGGAGCAGGTCGTCCTCTGGTGCGACCTGAACGACGAGCAGCGGGCGATCGAGAAGGCGCTCACGGCCGCCGGGATCACATGGTCGTCGGTGCACGGCTCACTGCCGATCGACGAGTCCGAGCGACGCATCGCCGCATGGAAGGCGGGCGAGACGACGGCGCTCATCGGCAAGCCGGTCCAGCTGGGCCAGGGCCTCAACCTGCAGCAGTGCAACCGGGCGATCTTCGTCGGCCTCACCTTCAAGTTCAACGACGTCATACAGGCCACGCACCGCATCTACCGGTTCGGTCAGACCCGGCCGTGTTCGGTGCACATCGTTCACACCGACACCGAGCAGTCGGTCGTCGAGATCATCAACGAGAAGTGGGAGAGACATCGCGATATGACCGGAATCATGTCCAACCTGATCCGTGAACACGGACTCAACAACGTAGGGGTCAACGAGCAGCTGATCCGTTCCATCGGTGTCGAGCGTGTCGAGGCGAAGGGCGAACACTGGCAGGTCGCCAACAACGACTGCGTCCTCGAAACCGAGTCCATGGACACCGACTCGGTCGACCTGGTCGTGACGTCGATCCCGTTCAGCAATCACTACGAGTACACGCCGTCGTACAACGACTTCGGCCACACCGACAGCAACGATCACTTCTGGGCACAGATGGACTTCCTCACTCCGCAGCTGCTCCGTGTGCTGCGACCAGGCCGCATCTACTGCTGCCATGTGAAAGACCGGATTCTGTTCGGCAACGTCACCGGCGCCGGCTCGTCGACTGTCTCACCGTTCCACGCCGAAGCGCTCATGCATGGCCGCCCCCAGGGCTTCGACTCCATGGTTATGATCACCGTCCCCACCG